GCCGCTTGATCGAAGACATCGTTGAAGCCCAAGCTCTGTCGAGCCTGCGTAGCTTCTACACCGATGACGCAGGTCACGCTCTGGGCAAGCAAGTGGACACCACTTTGATCCAACTGGCTCGTGCAGCTCGTGGTGGTTCGTCCGCTAACGCTCAGTACTCGGGTGGCATCATCGGTTCTACCGGCGCTGCTTACACTTACGGTACTTCCAACGCCGCCAACATCGCTGATGCTGGTATCCGTGCAGCTATCCAGTTGCTGGACGATCAAGACGTGCCTATGGACGGTCGTTCGCTGGTGGTTCCCCCTGTTGCTCGTAACAGCATGTTGGGCATCAACCGCTTCACCGAGCAAGCCTTCAAAGGCAACGGTACTACCCTGCAAAACGGTGAGTTCGGCGACATCTATGGCGTTAAAGTGTATGTGTCTACCAACTGCGATACCGCTGCTGGTAACACTGCTACTGACCGCGCTGCTTTGATGTTCCACCGCGATTGGGCTGTGTTGGTTGAGCAGATCGGCGTTCGCGCTCAGACTCAGTACAAACAAGAATACCTCGGTAACTTGTTCACTGCTGACACCCTGTACGGCGTGGGCGAACTGCGTGACTACGGTTGCGTGCCAATCATCGTTGACGCTTCTGCGGCTTAATAGATGACTAAGGAGGCCCCTTCGGGGGTCTCTTTTATTTACTACTTACTATCAGGTGAGTAATAAACAAAGGAGATACACAATATGGTACGCTTTCAAATGAAGCATAGCACTAGGCCTCAGACTATTGCCACGGTTACTCGTGATGTAGACATTAAGAGTTTTAGGGATAATCCTGAATGGTATGAGATTATCGAGACTCCTGAGCCTGAACAAAGACAAACAGTTAAAGTCGTTAAACAAGTTAAGAAGACTAAGGAAATTGTATGACAATCTATCGCGGCCCCGGTGGAACAGGTGAAGCACGTACCGATTCCGATGTAACGGAAGTACGTATTATCGCTGATGAGGCAGAAGGCTACAAGAATGATGCTGCTACATCGGCCAGTGCCGCTGCATCGAGCGCATCTGCTGCTGCCACTGCCGAGACTAATGCAGAGACAGCAGAGGCCAATGCAGAAACTGCCGAGGCTAACGCTGAAGCTGCTCAAGCTGCTGCCGAGGCTGCTCAAGCTGCCGCTGAAGCTGCCCAGACTGCTGCTGAGGCTGCACAAACTGCTGCTGAATTGGCTGAGACTAACGCTGAAACTGCCGAAGCTAACGCAGAGACTGCTGAAGCCAATGCTGAGACTGCTCAGGCTGCTGCTGCTACTTCTGCAACTAATGCAGCCGCTAGTGCTAGTACTGCAACTACACAAGCCTCTAATGCTGCTTCAAGTGCCAGTACTGCCACTACTCAGGCAGGTATTGCTACGACTAAAGCAAGCGAAGCAGCTTCATCTGCTACTGCTGCTCAATCAGCACAAACTGCTGCTGAGTCTGCCCGTGATTCAGCATTGTCTGCTTATGACAATTTTGATGATCGTTACTTAGGCCCAAAATCATCTGATCCTACTTTGGATAACGATGGTAATGCTTTGCTAACAGGTGCTTTGTATTACGATACGGTTTCTAGTGTAATGAAAGTTTACACAGGTTCATCTTGGGTGGCTGCTTATGTTTCTGCTGCTGGTGTTTTATTGGCAGCTAACAATTTATCCGATTTGGTTAGTGTCTCGACTGCCCGTACTAACTTAGGTCTTGGGACTGCTGCTACCACTGCAAGCACTGCTTATGCAACCGCTGCTCAAGGCACTAATGCAGATACAGCCTATGGTTGGGGCAATCATGCTTCTGCTGGCTATGCTGCTGATAACGCTGTTGTAAAGCTCACAGGTGATCAGACTGTTGGAGGTACTAAGACTTTCTCCAACACTATTACAGGTTCTGTATCAGGTAATGCAGGCACTGTCACTAACGGTGTGTATACTTCGGGTTCCTACGCAGATCCTTCGTGGATTACTTCTTTAGCTGGTTCTAAAGTTTCTGGAAATATCTCAGGAAATGCTGCTAATGTTACAGGTACTGTTGCTGTAGCTAACGGAGGTACAGGTGCTACGAGTGCTGCCGATGCTCGAACTAATTTAGGTGTACAAGCTACTTTAGTTTCAGGTACTAATATTAAAACTATTAATAGTACTTCTTTGCTTGGTTCTGGAGATTTAGCCGTTGGCGTAAGTGACGGAGACAAAGGAGATATTGTTGTATCTTCTTCAGGAGCTACATGGACTTTAGAAAACACTGGTGTTACTGCTGGTAGTTATACATATTCAAGTATTACGGTAGACGCTAAAGGTAGGGTTACGTCTGCATCTAGTGGCTCATCTCCAAGTGCTTTTCCCTCCGGTACTGCTATGTTGTTTGTGCAGACCTCTGCTCCTACAGGTTGGACTAAAGCAACAACACATGACAACAAAGCTCTGCGTGTGGTGTCGGGTACTGCAAGTTCTGGCGGTAGTGCGGCGTTTACAACCGCCTTTGGTACGCCTTCTGTCAGTGGATCGGTAAGTTTGAGTGGCACTGTTGGCTCGACCACGCTGACCACAACGCAAATGCCAAGCCACTCACACAATTTTCTTAGCGGAGAGTCTGGAGGCTCCAGCAGCTCTGCGGATAACGGTGGAACTAACTACATCAGTTACTCTGGTCTCATGACGAGTGCAGGTGGTGGAGGCTCTCACACCCACAGTTTCTCGGGTTCGGGTTCGCTGTCCAGCGCAACTGCTGCGATCAACGTCCAATATGTGGATGTCATCATTGCCACCAAGGATTGAGCATGAAGCTAGAACCAAAAGCTAACTGCCCACTTGATGGATTTAATCCATGCCGCCAACTTGATTGTGCTTGGTTCATGAAGGTGCGCGGCAACAACCCAAACACTGGCGAAGAGATTGATGACTACGGTTGTTCAATGGCGTGGCTTCCTGTGTTAATGATTGAAAACAGTCAGCAACAACGACATACTGGTGCTGCGGTTGAAAGTTTCCGTAACGAAATGGTAAAGTCTAACGATGTTGGGCAACAAGTGTTGCTGGCTACTCTGCAACAAGCTCGTCCAGAACTGAAAATTATTGAGGTGAAACCATGAAAGTAACAATCGTTGCCGATGACAATTCTGTAGGTATTGACGGAGAGTTTTTTTCTCCTCTTGATCTTTCGCAACTTGACCCCTCCATCCACGCCATTCAATGGTATGGAGAATATGGTGAAGTTGAGTACAAGACCCGTTTCGAGAACGGCGCTTTGGTAAAGCCTGTTAACGTGGTAATTACTGATGCCGCACCGTACCAGTTTGCCATCGATGCGTGGAACGCAGCCAAAGACGCACATATGCAAGAGCAAGCAACCGCAGCCACAGGGCAAATCCCTGTGACGCAGTCATGATGAAGCTAGACGCCCCTCATGTCCAACTCGGTTGCGTAGCCAACCTGTTCTCACGCCAGATGCACTTTAAAAAGTCAGGTGACAAAGAGTACGGACATACGCACCCGTTTGACCATCTGACACTACTGGCTTCTGGTTCGCTGCGTGTGACGGTCGAGGGCAAAACGACAGACTTCAAAGCCCCACACATGATTTATATTAAGGCAGAGCATGAACACGAGCTGGTGGCACTTGAAGATAACACGGTGGCGTACTGTATCCACGCTCTGCGGGATAAGGATTCAGGAGAGATTCTTGATCCTTCTATGATTCCATTGGGTGTTTATCCTCTCTCAATGGCACAACCTGTTTGTAATTAAGGAGTAATATTATGCCACTCAAAAAAGGTCAGTCACGGAGTGACGCAAAGTCAGATAAGACAGTCAGTGAGAATATCTCCATGATGGTCAAAGAAGGTAAACCACAGAAACAAGCAGTTGCTATTGCTTTATCGGAAGCAGGGCGTAGTAAGCCTGAGCGTGGTGAGCGTACCAAGAAGAATAAAGAGAAGAAGAAAGCCAAATGACACGCCCTGTATCGGTAGGTGTTAACCTCACAGCAGCTACGGCTACTACGATCTACACAGTTCCTCTTGGCTACTTCGCTAAGTGGAACTTGATGTATCTCTTCAATAACTCAGGCTCTACCAAGAGTATTTCTGCTTACTGGAGAGACTCTAGCGCATCCGCTGACATCTATGTGCATAACGGTACTATTGCTTCTAAGTCTTATGTTCGCATGGATGGAGGAGCTTATGTAGTGTTGGAGGAAGGCGATACCGTAGTGATGCAGGATGAAGCAGGTAGCTCTTTCAGTACTATATGCACCTTTGAATTGTTTAAGAAAGAAGGAATCTAATCTATGGCACTGCCAACATACCTTGACCTTGTTAATGATGTTCTGATTCGTATGCGCGAACCTGAAGTCACTACCGTCAATGAGAATACTTTATCTAAGCTTGTGGGTAGGTTGGTTAACGATGCCAAACGACAAGTAGAAGATGCCTACGCATGGAATGCTTTAACGGATACCTTGATCATTGAGACAGAAGCCGAGACATACGGCTATGTGCTCACAGGTTCAGGTACTCGCTTTAAAGTCATTGATGCTCAGGACAACACCAACAAGGCTGTCATCAACCCTTTAAGCACCAAGTTGATGTCTCAGTACTTGCTGAACAATACCAATCCCGGTAATCCGATGTACTACAACTTTAACGGTATCCACAGCACTGGAGACACTAAAGTAGACTTCTATCCTGTTCCTAATGCAGGCTTGACCTTGTACTTTAACCTGTACATCCCTGAGCCTGAACTGACCTCTGATACTGCTACCATGCTCGTACCTAAAGAGCCTGTAGTCTTGGGAGCCTTTGCTCGTGCCTTGGTTGAGCGTGGTGAAGATGGTGGTTTGAACAGCTCTGAAGCCTACGGCTTGTACAAGTCTTCGTTGGCTGATGCTATCGCTATTGAAAGTTCTCGCTATGTTGAGGAAGAGACTTGGGAGGCTGTGTAAGCTATGGGTCAACAAATCCAAACATACAGTATTACAGCTCCCGGCTTCTACGGCTTGAACACACAGGATAGCTCGTTAGACTTAGCCTCTGGCTTCGCTTTAACAGCTATTAACTGTGTTATTGACCAGTATGGACGTGTAGGTGCTCGTAAAGGGTGGATAACTAAGCACTCGACAAACTCTGACTTGAGCACTGCTAACGTGGAATCTCTTGGTCAGTTGGTGACAGACAGCGGTGCTGAGTACACTATTGCAGCAGGTAACAACAAGCTCTTTAAGCTGGCAGGCAGTACCTTAACCATGCTGACCTATGGCGGTGGTGGCACAGCTCCTACGATCTCAGGCAGTAACTGGCAGATGGCGGCTCTTAACGAGTGCTTGTATCTGTTCCAATCTGGACATGATCCTCTGGTATTCGACCCTGCTGTCAGCACTACAACCTATCGCCGTGTGTCTGAGAAGTCAGGCTACACAGGTACAGTTCCTTCAGGTAACATTGTCTTGTCTGCCTATGGACGCTTATGGGTTGCTGATACAGCCTCTGAGAAGACAGTGATCTACTGGTCTGACATCCTTTCTGGTCATAAATGGACAGGTGGGTCTACAGGCTCTATTGATGTCTCTTCTGTGTGGCCTAACGGTGCAGATAACGTCACAGGTTTAGCCTCTCACAATGGATTCTTATTCATCTTTGGTAAGAACAATATCTTGGTGTACTCAGGTGCTCAGGATGTGCTCTCGGCAGGAGTGTTCAAGATTTCTGACTCCCTGACAGGTATTGGCTGTATCGCTAGAGACACCATCCAGAACACAGGATCAGATGTTATCTTCTTGTCCGATACAGGTGTTCGCAGTGTCTTAAGAACTATCCAAGAGAAGTCAGCACCTTTCCGTGACTTGTCCAAGAATGTACGTAATGACTTAATGAGTGCTGTAGCAGGAGAGACAGCAGCTAACATCAAGTCTGTGTACAGTCCCTTTGAGTCCTTCTACTTACTGTCACTTCCCGCTCTTAAAGTGGTTTACTGCTTTGACATGAAGGCTACATTGCAGGATGGCTCTAGTCGAGTAACAATCTGGGATAACATGGAGCCTAAGAGCTTTTGCTATCTTCGAGACAAGAGCTTACTGATCGGTAAGGCAGGCTACATTGGTCAATACTCAGGGTATCAGGATAACGGTAACAGTTACCGATTCCAATACTTTACCAACCATACCGACTTAGGAACCCCTTCTGTTAGCTCCGTGCTGAAGAAACTTTCAGTGGTTGTGATCGGTGGTTCTAACCAGTATGTGGCAATTAAGTGGGGATATGACTTTAAGGAAAATTATTTCTCACAAAATGCTAAAATTCCTACTCAAGGGGTTGCAGAATTCGGCATTTCGGAGTATAATACTGCTGGAGTAGAATACTCTGATGGTATTACCCTACAAACCCTTGTTGCCTACCCTACAGGAGCAGGTAAAGTTATTCAGACTGGTTACGAAGCAGACATTGATGGTTCTGCTCTGAGCATCCAGAAGATTGAAATTCAGGCCAAGAACGGAAAGATCGTATAACATGACAGACTATGTAAAAAGTACTAACTTCACCAGTAAAGACTCATTATCCTCTGGCAATCCTTCAAAGATTGTCAAAGGTACTGAGATTGATACTGAGTTTAATAACATTGCAACAGCAGTGGCAACCAAGGCCGATACTGCCAGTCCTGCACTGACAGGAACACCTACAGCTCCTACAGCTAACGCAGGTACTAGCACAACTCAGATTGCCACTACTGCTTTCGTGGCTGCTGCATTACAGGCTCTGTATCCAGTAGGTTCTATCTACATCAACGCAGGTGTCTCAACTAACCCCGGTACATTGTTAGGCTTTGGTACTTGGACAGCCTTCGGCGCAGGTCGAGTCATGGTTGGCTTGAACGGTTCTGATAGTTCTTTTGATACCTTGGAAGAAACTGGCGGTAGTAAGGATGCTATTGCTGTTTCCCACACTCACGGTTTTAGTGCTACTACAGGCAGTGCAGGTAGTCACACTCACACATCATCTGCAAATATGCTCGGAGGAGGTAGTGGTTCTTTTGGCTATACTACTAATAGTTACGCCAAAGAATACACTAACTTCTTGAATGCAGCAGGAGACCACACTCACTCAGTGTCGGGTACTACTGATTCAGCAGGCTCTAGCGGTACTAACGCTAACCTCCAGCCATACATCACAGTGGCTATGTGGAAACGTACGGCTTAACCCTCTAACAATTTAGATAACTAAGGAACTTTAAAATATGTTACCAGCTCTTATTGGAGGAGGCTTGAGCCTCTTGGGTGGTTTATTCGGAGGTAATTCAGCTAAGAAGGCGGCTCAAACACAAGCTGATGCCTCCATCGAAGCTGCTCGTATCGCAGCAGATGCTCAGAGATTCCGTCCAGTGGGTGTTACCACTCGCTTCGGTTCCTCTAACTTCCAGACTGATGCACAAGGCAACTTGATCGGTGCAGGCTATGATGTCTCTCCTGAGATTGCTGCTATGCGTGATCGCTTGCTGTCTCAAGCAAATGATCAAGGTTTTAGGACAGCAGAACAAGCTCAGGCAGCTCAAGAGCAATTGTTTGGCTTAGGTCAGCAGTACTTGGCTCAGTCTCCACAAGAGGCTGCACAGCAATGGATGCAATCTCAGCAAGCTTTGTTGGCTCCCTCTCGTGAGAGAGCAGCAGCAGGTTTGACACAGAACCTGTTCAACACAGGCCGTGGTGGTGTTGCTGTCGCTCAAGGTGGTGCTATGGGCGCTGCTAACCCTGAACTGCAAGCTCTGTTGAATGCTCAGGCAGCTCAGGATGCTCAGTTGGCTGCTGATGCTCAAGCACAAGGCAGAGCACAGACTACCTTCGGTGCAGGCTTGTTCGGTACAGGCTTAGAATTAGGTTCTACTGCTTACAACCCATTGAAGACACAGTTTGGCTTGGCTCAGAGCTTGGAATCTGCTGGTCAAGGTGCTCTGGACTTAGGTCTTAACATCGGTGGACGTGGGGTTCAATCTGGTGCTAACGTAGGTAATACCTTGTTAAAAGGTAGTGTCTTGGCTTCTGAAGCAATGAAAGACGCTAACAGCTACAGTCCTTTCGGTGCTCTGTTGTCCGGTGCAGGTAGCAACCAACAGTTGATGAGTGGTTTGGGTAATCTGTTCGGCGCAGGCGGTGCTGTTAATCAGTTTATGTCTCCTGCTGGCAACCCATTGCAGACAGGTCAATATGCTGATCCCGGTTACTGGACTTAAAGAGAGAGGAACAAGACATGGCTGAAGTAGTTAATAGTTTATTTGGGATCACTCCAGAATCCCTCCAAGCAGATCGTGATGCAGCTTTGCAAGCACAGGCTTTACAGTACGCTAAGTTAGATCCTTTCCAACGTGCTACCGCTGCTATCTATTCAGGTGCTAACCGACTTGGCGGTGCTGTAGGAGGTATGCTCGGTGCTCAAGATCCTGAAATGATGCGTTTGCAGCAGCGTCAGAATATGCTACAAAGTTTAGATCTGACCAGTGCTGATTCGTTGAAGCAAGGTATTCAGACTGCTATGCAGAACAAAGACTACCAACTGGTCAGTGAGCTGACTAACCGTTATCAACAAAATCTTGCTTCTGACTTAGCTAAACGTAAGACAGAATCTGAGATTACTAAGAACAACCGCGAGAAAGCTGGCGCTGACCCTATTCAGCAACTAGTGCGTACAGGTAAGTATACTGTTTCTAGTATTGCTGATTATGAACAATCAGGTAGACTTGCTGATCTGGTTCCTGTTGATCCTAATGAACCTACTGCTTTGACCGAGACAAAAGAAGGTATCTTTTTGATCAATAAGAAGGACGGTTCTAAGATTCAACGTATTGGTGATGCTCCTGAAAGAGGGACAAAACTGAGTGTTAATCCTGAAATTAAGATGGCTCCTGATATTGTAGGTGCTGTCAATGCTGCCGACAAAGCTACTGAAGCTGAAGTTAACATGTTGAACTCAGCTCAACTGGCCAAGAAACTGATTAACGAAACAGCTAAGTCTAATAACTCTCAGACATGGGAAGCAGCTCGTACAACCATTGCTAAGGCCGTGGGTGAGAACAAACTGTCCAATGAAGACATTCGCCGTACAGGTGTTGATCCTCGTCTGGTGCAAGGTGCTTTGGATTGGGTTAACAAGAAGATTGAAGGTGTGCCTAACGCTGATATTCAGAAGCAGTTGTATACATTAGGCTCGGTGTTGGAAAACAATGCCTCCTCTCGTTACAATGCTAAGATAGATCGTTATCGACTTGCTGCTCAAGCTGCTAAGTTCCCCGGCAATCCTAGCACTTACTTCCCTACTGCTGCTGAACGAACTGGAGTCCAAGGATCTACAGCTAATGTTGTAGATTGGTCTACATTACCTAAGAAATAAGGATTTTATATGGATGTGCGTCTGCCTAATGGCTATGTTATTAAGAATGTGCCTGAAGGTACATCTCAGGATGAAATCCGTGCAACAGCTATTCGTAACGGGATAGCTTCTGCTGCTGACTTCGGTGAGACTTCCGATTTAGCTGCTCAAATCCCTACAGGAGGCTTACCGACAGTAGCTCCCACCGAGATGGCCCGAGATCGTACCTATTTAGAATCAGCTATCCAAGGTGCTTCTGCTGTGCCTATCATGGCAGGGGTTGCCCGAGGCGCTCAAATGCTGGCTCGGGGTTCTAAAGCTGCTCCTTATGCAGGTCAACTGGCTCAGTCAGTTATCCCTACTTCAGGTAAGAAGTTACTTGCTGAAGGGGGTTTAGGTGCTATTGCAGGTGTTACTGGTGAGTTTGGTGCTCGTAATGCACCTACAGGTTACGGAGAGACAGGCGAAGTTGTTGGTGGTTTATTAGGTGGCTTAGGCGCAGGCATGGTAGCAGGCACTGCTCGAAACCTCGGTGAGCTGTCTCAAGTCGGCGGTGTGTTTTCTGCCACTAAAGACTTAGCTAACCAAGTTTCTCAGTTGGCAGGGTCTGGTCGTGCCTCTCGTCAGGCTTTGACAGCCTTGCAAGCGAACCCTAACTTAGCAGGTAATATTGCCAGAGCTACCGAGATTGAACAGTCTACAGGTGTTGCTTTGCCTATGCTAGCTTCGTCTAACGGTGATACCACAATCTCTAGCTATCTGCAAAGTCAGATTGCTAAAGGTGATAACTCTCCGTTTACTGCTTCTCTGAAGCGACAGTACGAACAAGCTGAACAGCAGTTATCTTCAATCAAAGGTAAGCTTGCTCCTAGCATGTTGGAAGTGGATGCTTACGTTAAGCGTAAGGCTACTGAAGCTGGTCAGAAGAATGCTCAGGCTGTTGCCGATGCTGCTAAGTCTACAGTTCGCCGTGAAGTTGGATTAGAGAATATTAATAATCGTATTCTTGAACTGTCTGAAGGTCTTGCTAAAGGCCCAAGTTCTGAAGAGATTGGCTCTCGCTTAACTAATCTTATTTCTGCTAAAGAAGCAGCATTGAAGAAAGAGATTGGCCCTAAGTATAACGAACTGATTGAGAACTCTCAGAAAGCTGGTATTGTTCTTCCCGGTGAATCTGCTAAAGCTTTACGGGATTTTGTTACAGATACAACTAATCAGGATGTCTTTAATAAGTTTCCTAAGTTGTATTCACAGATTAAACAGGCTTTTAGACCTGAATCTCCAGCATCTACTCGGATCTCTGAAAAGTATCGTATTGCTAAGGAAGCAGGTGTTACTAAGGATGTTGATCTTAAGACTCTGGACAGCTTGAAGCGTGAGACAAACGAAGCTTTGAGAAGTGCTCAGAAGGGTTCAGATCAGTATCGTATGTTGGTTGAACTTAAGCGTCAAGTGGATGGTGCTATTGATACAGTTGATCCTGCCTTTAGCGCACCTTATCGTGCAATCGACAAGGAATATGCTACTCGTATCGGTGTGCCTTTTAACGAAGCAGGTGTGGTTCAAGTAGACCGTGCTACCTTCTTGGATAATGTAGTCCCTAAAGCTACAAAGTCTTCAGACGGTTTGAAGCAGATTATGTCTGTAGTGGGTGATTCACCTGAAGGTATTAAGATTGTTGAGGATGCTTTCTTGTGGGACTTAAGCAAGAATCGTTCTGTCATCAATACCAATACAGGTGAGATTAATCCAGCTCAGTTACAGCGTTATCTGGCTCAGAACAAGGACAAGATTGACCAAGTTCCCGGCTTGAGAGATCGTTTACAGAGCTTAACTACCCGAGTGTCTGAACTGAGAGATAACCGTACTGCTATCTTGAATGCTGAAAAGCAGGCTAAGATTGATAAGATTGAGAATCTCTGGACTCAATCCTACGGAGCTACTGATGGTATCCGAGGGGTTGTGCGTACAGCTTTGTCTAACCCACAGCAACTGGATAACTTGTTACAGATCGCAGGTAAGGATGCTGTTGCTCGTGAAGGCATCAAGTCAGCTATGTTGGATGATGTACTGAACGCTCCCGGTGACCGTTTGGAACTGTTTAAAGCCAACCAGAAGGCTTTTGAGAAGGTATTTGGTGCTCCTCAGACAAAACTGTTAGGAGATGTTGTTGAAGCTTCTCAGCGTTTAAAGGATAACCCCTTTGCGATGCGAATCAACATTAACAATATCAGTAAGTCTAAGTGGGAAGAAATGACAGGGACTAAGGCAGCTACTACTGCTGGTGAATTCCGTAACCAGATTATGACTGTGCCTCGTGTGTTTATTAACCACTTGGGACGATTCTTCCAGAAGACAGCGGATGCTAACGAAGCTGCTGAAGTTCAGAAGTTCTTGTTGAATCCTAAATCGCTTGAAGATGCTGCTAAGTTTATGGGCGAAGTCCAGACTCGTGGCTTTACCGATAGGGCTATGGGTTTGATGGGTCAAGTTATGAAGAATAGTTCTTCTTCGTGGTTGTTTGGAGCATTGACAGGTGGGATGATCGGAGCACAGGAGCGTGAGCGTCCTGAGCCTCAATATGATCCTGCTTTAATTGAAGGATACGGGAGATAATAATGACATTCTCATTTGGAACTAAAAGCGCAGAACGCCTTGCTCAAGTCCACCCAGACTTACAGAAGGTGTTTAACCAAGCTATCACAGATAGTCCTCTGGACTTCACCATCACTCAAGGCTTGCGTACAAAGGAGCAACAAAAGGCTCTCTTTGACGCAGGTAAGTCACAGACAATGAACAGTCGTCACCTCACAGGTAAAGCTGTTG